CACAGAAGTTTGAACCAACATATAAACTAATCATTGACTCTACTCCAGATATTTCAGGTCAGTATAGTTTCACTGATCTTATTGTAGATGTATTGGCACCTGCAGAATGGATTACTTTCAATAACTGCGTAATAAATTCAGTTGAAAATATTGGCGGTGCATGTAGTTTTAGTGGTAAAACAAGACTAACACAGTCTATGTTCCAACCTTCATTGGACTTGATTTCTATTGACATTCTTGACGAAAATGTAATAATTGATATTGATGACTTCCCAAGCACAAATGACTGGATGAGACTGAAGAGAAAGCAGAATCCAACTGAAATGAATTTCAAGGGAAGAACTGTTAGTATTTCTGACTATTTCATGGATTGGGCTAATACAAAAGTAATTACTTACAAAAATGCTAAATTCAACCAATATAGAATGGCTGGTAAAACAGTTACACTTGAAAATTGTTCAGGTACTTTCCAGATCTATAGAACAGATGGTGCTTTTGAGTTGTATTTGAAAAACAGTAATATGGAACTCACTTCTACAACTAATATGCACAGATTGGATTGTTCATATTCTACATTCACACATAGTTATAACAGAACTATTGATATAATCAATGCTGAATTTTCTACTATAAACTGTTCAACTATAACATCAAATGCTTCATCTGTTGTATGTAAAAATTGTGATTTGAACTGTGGTATTACATCAAATTCTGTGAAACTTATAAACTGTGATTGTCATATGCCTATTACCGACCATGTAAATCCATATATTGTTGGTTGTACTGTACACAATAACATAAATCAATCAGTTACTTCTGGCAATTCTATCATTTTCACTATAATGAACAATACTTTCGTTGATAGTGGTAAACATGCTCTATCTACTTCTGTATCAAATTCTTCTGTTGATGGTAAATGGATTGGAAATGTGAACCTTACAAGTAGTCATTTCATTACATTGAATAGAACTAACATGAAGTCAAACGAAAATGACCACGGATATGTTTATGAAAACAATTCTGGTAAGAATACATTACAGCGTTTAGCTGCTAAGTGGTCTGATACAGTTCAACTTGCTGATTCAGTTGGTGCTAAAAAGATTATGTTCAAGCAAATTGATGGACATACTGGTATCTACTATTATCCAGGAAAAATGAATGAGGTATCTGCCGGTACTACCGATGCATCATACTATCTAACATCATTCAGGATGTTCTCAGTTGGTACTACTGGAATTGAATTGCTTTTCCAGGGTTCAGGTCCTGCAACTTATAAGTATAATGATTCTCTAATGAATACTTCTTTAGGATATGCTGTATGGAATCCAATGAACCAGGTTGAAAAACTATGGTATAGCAGCAATATTGGTTGGGCAAAGAACCTAGTTCATGATAGTGGTTATACATGGAAAATATGTAGAGCTGATCCAATCTTTATGATAAATGCTAATTCTTCATATTTCCCAACTGCAACTAATATTACTTTTGATTTTGAAGTAAAACCAAAATAAAATACTAATTTTATATAGAAAGAAGGAACGGGACTTTCTTTCAAGAATTTCTATCCCGGACAATAAGGTTGCAATATATGATGAATATAGACCAAATCAATGAATACCTAGAACAAAAACATTCATTGGAAAACCAAAATGCTGAAACTGTTGAGGCTAAAACAGAAGAAGCTGAGGTGCAAGAAACCAATACGGTTGAGGCTTCCCAAGAAAATACTAACAATACCGGTTCAAATGTTGAAAATAAGGAAGAAGTTGATACAAAGCCAGTAGAAACCACACCTGAAGATAAAACAGATGAAAGTAAGGAAAGTAAGCCAGCTCCTAAAAAAGAATATACAAAACAGGAAAAAATTGACTATGCTTTCCAAAAAGAAAAAGCCAAACGTAAAAAGCTTGAGGCTAGAATCAAAGAACTAGAGGAAGAAAACAAAAAATATAAGGGACTAAAGCTAGAAGACTTCAAAAATTCTCAGGAAGAATACACAAAATATCTAGTTGAACAACAAGTTCGTGATTATGAAAAGAAAAGACTAGAAAGTGAATATACACAATCAAAGAATTTTGAAGCAGAGCAAATCAATAAATCCCGTATAGAAAAATGTTTTCCTGATAAAGCTGAACAAGAAAAATACAACGATCTGGTAAAACATAATGGTGCAGATTTTGTAAAGATTCTTGATGAAGCAGATCCTGAACAAGTAGTTCTTGGTTTCCTAGACGATAGTGATGTTTCACCTTTGCTTATTCGCATTATGATGACTAACAAAGAATATCGTGATGAAGTTCTTTCTAAATCATCACCTTATGGTAAACAAAGAGCAATGGAACGCTTGGAAGAAAAGGTTTTGTGGGCAAAAAAACAAATAGAAAATAGAAAAAATAAACCGGTTGAATCTAAACCTGTTGAAACTAAACCTTCTATTCCTGTTGTTGGTTCTGTCACAAAATCTGAAAACACAAACGGTACTGTAGTAAAAGATTATAATTCTGTTCTACAGCAACTCAATCGTCAAAAACACATATAATTGGACTATTGTCCGAAGGAAAATAAAATATGCCTAATACAATCAAGACTAACAGCCTTACCGAATTGGTAGCTATCCGCGCAGCTGAATCTGCTTCTTATCTCACAGTTGGTTCCAAGAAATACTTCAAGGACCAGTTGGTTGGTAAGAGAAATGGTCAAACCTATAAGTTCGTAATTCGTGATACTGGTGCTGCAGTAAATTCTCTCGCAGCTAACTTACAATCTGACAAAATCACAGTTACTGAAAGAGAAGTTGCTTTCACCTTGGACCCTTGGCACGTATTGGTTGAAACCAATGCTATTGAAAAAATCACAGATGTTGATTGGGATCCTGAAATCGCTGAACCAAATGGTCAGAAACTAATCAATGCTTGTGTAAAGAAAGTTATGAATAGTGACCTTGGTAAAGCTGGTACTGCTTTCATTGGTTCTGGTTTCGCTCCAATGGCTCGTGCTGCTGCTCACTTGAAGAGCATCACTAACGAAGAATTGTTTGGTTTCTGCGACCCTAACGTAGAAGCTATCTTGACTTCTAATGGTCAGGCTTTCACACCTGTTGATGCTCCAGCTCTCTATTCTAAGGGCTTACTTGGTAAGTTCCATGGTGTAGAATATCGTGCACAGCGCTTCTTCCCATCTGTCGTAATCTCTACTGGTTCCGAATTTGATAATGGTGCTGTAACCGTTACTTCTTACACTACTGGTACTGCTTATGATACTATCGTTCTTGGTGCTACAACCTTGACTTCTTCAATCAAGAAAGGTACACCAATCTTCTTGGAAGGTGTATATGCTTGTGATACTGTTGGTGACCCAACTGCAAACGAACACGCTTTCATCGTTCTTGAAGATGCTACTGCTTCTAGTAATGCTATCACTTTGAAAGTTGGTAAAGTTGATATGACCAACTCTACACGTGATATTGCTAAGGCAGACGGTTCTGACTGGACCGCAGCTACTCTCGCTGGTTTGAAAGTTGCTGTACCAGATGATGGTAAGTATTTCATGGGTATCGTCCGTGCTAATGGTGCTATGGAATTTGAAACTCTTGATAAACTTGATGCTGCTGGTGCTGACTACGAAAAGCAGACCGTAAATGGTTTGTCTGTTCACCAGAACCGTCTTGTAGATATGGAAAAGATGACTAACTATACTCGTTGGGATATCGTAACACTAGCTGGTGTAGTTGATGGCCGTGCCGTCTCTGTATTCTATATCAAGTAATAGAAAATTCAACTCCAAAACAAAAAAGATAAGGTTCAAAAAACCTTATCTTTTTTTATTTAGGAGATATCAAATATGCTTTTATATTAGTATTTATATACCTTACATTCTCTAACTGCATATGGATGTCCAACTAAATCAAACTCACATTCACACTTATTTCCATCAAAATCTAATCCACAATATGGTTCATTATCTACACAGTATTCTTTATATGTTTCACAATACATTGAATCCATCTCAAATGGATCAGTTGTAGAACTATTACACCCAGATAACATAAATGCTAAAATAATATATCCAATAAACCCAATAACATCTTTTTTCATCTTTGCCTCCTTTGTTCCTCTTCTATTACTTTTTTATAATGGTCATATAGCAATCCATCAATCAAGCTAATTATGAACCATACTGCCACAACAGCAATTGGTCCGAAAAACATGGTGCAACCAACAATCATTGCAACAGTTGTAAGACCAAAACACATGTCAAGAACACATGAAATGCCGAAAGCGGCAGCTAACCATATACCAGTCAATAACCTAGCTTTATCATCATCAGTCCAAC